CACATTTAGAGCTTGGTCTTATACTTAGTAACTGGTTTCTAAAAACTGGTTTCACAGGGCGAAAAAAAAGCCCACCGAAGTGGGCTTAGTTTCAAACTTAATATTTAGCAGGGTTATTTTGTAGCTTATGGTCAAAATCTAAATTTTCAATATAAGTTTCAACTTGATTTATTAAATCATTTTGTTCGGTTATATTTTTACAAGGCGGTAAAATTAAGCCTTTACCATTCATTAAACCTATAACAATCTTTTCTAAATCTAAATTATTTAAAATCATAATCAACTCCTTTAAAAAAAGGGCTACTTTCGTAGCCCTATAAAATTATGCTTTGCTATATTTAGCTATAACATCATCAAAAAGTTTCTTTAATAATACAGGGTTTTCATCATCAAACTTTTCAGACTTAGTTAAAATCTTTTCAAGGTCTTTTACTAGGTCAAAGGTTGTAACCTTAGGTTCTTTGTCTGAGTCTACACCAAATAAACTCTTTGCCTTTGTTTGTAAACGCTTGATAACGGCGTTTACTTGTCCAACTACTTTGTCTTTTCTAGCTTGAGATAATCCTGCAATAGCTTTTCCATCATCTGAACCAAAGTCTAATTTACCTGATTTTAGCTTTTTAAAGTCCGTAGCAAGTAGCCAATTGTTTGTAACAGCTTGTTTGTGTCCGTTATGCTTTTCAAAGGTTGCCTTGCTAACATAAGTCCAATTGTTTTCAACCTTAGCTAGATGACACTCATTATCTTTGCCAACGCCGTTAGTGTAGGCATCAACTACGCCGTTACTTAAACCCTGATACATTGGCGTTGGTAACTTGCTAGGTGTTACCATGTAAAACTCAGGACACGCCGTAAAACATTGAGTAGCTAAGTCCACAGATGTGGACTCAACGCCGTAGGCTTTATTTCCTATTGTGTAAAACTCACTTGCTGAACCTGATACTAAACTAGCAACTACTTCATTTTTTGTAGATATAACCATTTTGTAATACTCCTATAAAATTATTTATAAAAATCAGGTTGCTTATAACCATAAGGAAATCTACCAAATTCAGCATATTGAACCATCATATCTAAATGTGCTAAATGATTTATTTCACTTGAAGTTATATTTTCTTTTTGAATAGCGTCGCCTAATTCAGCTATAACCTCTATTCTAAATTCATTAAAAGATTTTAATTTCATAACAACCCCTCTTATAAAAAGTTAAAAAATATGTATTGATGTTATCGCCACAATTTAAGTATGACGCATGGTTCTATTTTGTCAAGCAAAGTGAGCATTGATGGACTATGTAACCCACCCTATACCCACCTACCCAAAAGTTTAAGAAGGAGTCCCATAACAAAGTGCACCAAGATATGAACAAATAGTAGGCACAAATTCAAAACCCTGAAATAGGGAAGTACCCCGGGTGCTTAAAAAATAGGCAAATCAAAAAATATTTTGCGCAAAAATTTGAAAACTCTGATAGAATGCCTTTAATACTTTGAGGAGGTTATATGCCAACCATAGAACAGTCGTTTAGAAAAAAACGTGTTAACTTAAAATTACGATATAAAATATCCTTAGAAGACTATGAAAATATGTACCATACTCAAGAAGGCTGCTGTGCTATATGTGGTAAGCACAACAAAGATAATTTCATAGGTAAAAGACAAGTAAGCCTAGCAGTAGACCACTGCCATAACTCAAATAAAATAAGAGAACTACTATGTAGTAATTGTAATCTTGTAATTGGTAATGCTAAAGAAAGTATAGAAGTATTAGAAAAGGCTATAGAGTATTTAAAGAAACATCAGATTTAAAAGGTTTGCCTGGTTTTCACTCAAAACAACAAAATACAGGCAAAGAATGAAAACTAAATAGCTTTAGGGTCGAAGTTATAAACCTCTGAGTAAACATCTTTAATACGTAAGAACTTAGGTCCATGTTCATCAAAGTCTTTATCGCCTCGAACGTAGAGAGCTAAGTGAACCATCTCGTGAAGTAGGGTTTGGAATATAGTTGTAAAGTGTCCGCATGAAGCCCTACTAATATGTATCTCCATTTCAATCTCATCAAAACATCCATAAATACCTGGGTTCTTAATCACCACAAATCTAACCTTTGAAGACTTAGGCATTTTAAGTTTATTAAAAGGCGGCAATTGACATGCCATATTATAGAGTATCTCTAAGTTCTTTGGAGTGAGCGTTGTTTTCATAGGTTTTACTCTTGTGGGGGATGAATATATTATACCAAATTAAACATTGTATGGTACTACATTATTGGTTATATTATGTCAATAGCTGCAAAATTCTATTCAAAGGTGTAATCAGCGACACATGGTAAGTAAAAAGATACAAGAAGTTCCCGAAGACGACGGATTTAATTCAGTAATCATGATGCCTGACATCGATGAGGATATTCCTTTACCTAAAAATGCAGCTGATGCTATGCCCGAACTAAGTGTCGATGAAGAAATTAAAATGCGAGCCAGTACTATAAAGTTAATCGCAGATTTAAAAGGTGACAATATAGAACCCGATAAGAACGATATTAGAGAAGCTACTAGGTTAGCACAAGAGATGATAAGTAATCCTGATATAAGACCTGAGTTTGCCCACTACCCAAATGAAACAATGGCATTCCTAGCAGGACTCGTTGCACAAAGTAACTGTATGATTGTGAAAGACTTAGCAGAATTTAAGATGTACGTCGTTAATAATTTAGTTCGCCTAGCAGAGGGAGCTAAGAATGATAAGGATAAGATTGCTGCGTTAAAAGCGATTGGTGAAGTAGACGGTGTAGATGCATTCAAACGTAAATCAGAAATTACACACATATCTAAATCTATGGAAGAAGTAGAAGATAGTCTATTAAAAACATTAGCAAGTATTGAAGGCAAGATTATAGATGTAGAAGAAGTTGTTGATGAAGAATAGAAAGTTAACACCTGAAGATATTATTAAATTAAAGAATGCGCTTCCTCATATGACTGAGGAAATGAAACGCAAGACTGAATTAGAGTTAGCAGAGTACGATAAAAAATTAACACAAAAAGTAGGAAAGGTTAGGTTTTTAGATTTTGTTAAACATGTATATCCTGGTTATAAAGTTGGTGCACACCATAAGCACTTGGCTCAAATCTTTGAAGACATTGCCGCAGGCAAAAAGAAGAGAGTCATTGTTAACATTGCTCCAAGGCACGGGAAATCTGAGCTTATATCATATCTTGCTCCTGCCTGGTTTCTGGGAAAGTACCCAGATAAGAAAATTATTATGGCGTCACATACTGCTGACCTTGCTGTTAACTTTGGACGCCGTGTGCGTAACCTTGTTGGTAGTGAGTTGTATAAAGATATATTTCCTACAGTAGAGTTACAGGCGGACAGTAAAAGTGCATCACGATGGGGGACTAATTTTAATGGCGAGTACTTTGCTATCGGTGTGGGGGGCGCTCTTGCTGGGCGCGGCGCCGATCTTTTTATTATCGATGATCCTCATTCAGAACAGGATGCGAAGCTTGGACGTCCGGATGTTTTTCTACCTGCTTATGAGTGGTTTCAGTCTGGTCCTCTTCAGCGTCTTATGCCTGGTGGAGCGATTATTGTAGTAATGACAAGATGGTCTAAGTTAGATTTAACTGGGCAGATTGTTAATCAGATGGTAAAGAATGAAGGATCGGAAGAGTGGGAAGTAGTAGAGTTCCCAGCGATCATAGAAGATAAAAATGGTGAAGAAAAAAGTTTATGGCCTGAGTTCTGGCCACTAGAAGAATTATTAGCTAAGAAACAAGCACTTGATGTACGTTACTGGAATGCGCAGTATTTACAAAATCCTACATCAGAAGAAGGTGCACTAATTAAAAGAGAATGGTGGAACATATGGGAGAAAGATATGCCTCCTCAATGCGAGTTCACCATCATGAGTTTAGACGCAGCACAAGAAGCAAATAATAGAGCGGACTATAACGCGCTCACGACTTGGGGCGTCTTCTTTAATGAAGAAACAAATAACTATAACATTATTCTTTTAAACTCTATTAAGGAACGGTTGGAGTATCCAGAGTTAAAAGATTTAGTGATACGTGAATATAAAGATTGGGAACCTGATGCATTCATTGTGGAAAAGAAATCTAACGGTGCTGTACTTTATCAAGAGATGCGTCGCATGGGTATACCTGTTGGAGAGTTTACTCCTGGTAAAGGGCAAGACAAAATATCAAGAGTTAATGCAGTATCAGATCTTTTCAGATCAGGAATTGTTTGGATTCCCGATAGACGATGGGCAAAAGAAGTTGTAGAAGAATGTAATGACTTTCCAAGTGGTGCTAATGATGACTTGGTTGACTCGACAACACTAGCATTAATGCGGTTTAGACAAGGTGGGTTTATTAGATTACCAAGTGATGAACCTGAAGATATAGCAAGTTATAAAGGTAATAGGAATAGGTTGTACTTAGTATGAAACCTGAATATAGCGAAGAATTTAAATGGTGGTATGAAAGAGTTTTTTCTCAAAGTCCTAGTATGTGTGAATTAAAGTATGACGATGAAAAGATGTGGGAAGCTTGGAAAGAAGGATATAAGTTAGGTCGTAACAATGCTTATAAAAGAAAAGATATCCCTATTGAAATTTTTACTATACCAAAAGAAAAACATATACACGCGATGAATAAATTAAATGAGTCTATTAAACAAAATAATGATTTGTTTGAATATTTAAAGGATAAAGAATGAAAATCTATTTTAATAAACCTAAAGATAATTGGATATCACCTTACACAATTATTGAGAAGATAATCTTTTGGCGTGAGATTAACTATGATGAGCCATTAGTTGAGAACATAATCAAGTATACACATCTTGACTTCTTTTGCTCAATCTTATTTGATATACGTCAGTTCTTTAATAGAGATATTCGCTACGTTAAGATTGATAAGTGGGATACATGGTCCATGGATAGCACACTCACTCGTATTATCTTACCTATGCTTAAACAACTTAAGAAGGATAAGCATGGTGCACCTCATGTAGATAACGAAGACGTGCCAGCAAACCTACGAGATAAACGTAGAGTGTTACCAAAGAACGGTGAAACAGACAAAAACTGGTTCAAACGTTGGGACCATGTGTTAAACGAGATGATATGGTCATTCACCGAACTAAACAAACCTGATTGGGCTGACCAATTCTGGACAGGTAAAATAGACCATAAATGGATTAAAAAGGATGATGGTGATTATGAATTGAAAAAAGGTCCTAAGCACACATTGAAATTTGATAAGAAAGGACATGCTAAACATTGGGCTCGTATTCAAAATGGTCTAAGACTATTTGGAAAATATTATACGGCGTTGTGGGACTAAGATAATGATTTCAATTAAAGACAACTTAATACCACGTGATAAATTAAAACTATGTCATGCATGGTTAGACAAAGCTAACTGGGTTTATGGTTGGCCATCTAATACAGATATGCAGTTTGGACATTGGAATGTAGACATTGCTAAAACGGCTATTACAAATACAACAGAAATAAAAGATAGATTGCCACAAGCATTTAAAGAAGTATGGAAAGATTTAAATAATAAACTATATAAAGATAAAGCAACACTTATCCGCTGCTATTCTAATCGACATACATTTGGTACAGAAGGCTATATTCATAC